TACTACTACCTCTTACATTAGAGGTTTAACACTAGACAATACTATCGTAGTTGTAGATGAGTGTCAGAATATGACATTCCATGAGCTAGATAGTATTATTACAAGAGTTGGTGAAAATACTAGAATTATCTTTTGTGGTGATTTTAGACAGACTGACTTGAATAAACCGTACGACCAATCTGGAATAAAAGAGTTTATGAACATTCTTAAACGAATGACAAGTTTTAACTCATTTGAATTTAGTTATGATGATATTGTGAGATCAGGCTTGGTTAAAGATTATATAATGGCTAAAACTTATTACGATTCTGGTAAACCTATTAAGGTTAAAGGACCTGGAGAATTTACAGGTATATCAGAAAAAGCTTTAAAAGAAGAAGCAAAAAGACAACGTCTTGCAAAAACTAAAGCACGTGTTAAAGCTAAAAAAAGCCTCAAAACATTTACAGTTGACCCTAAAACAATGCCTAAACCTAGACCAGGTAAAGGTGTTAATAAACTAGGAAACGTATCTGAAGCTACTCAAAGTATTACTAGAAAAGGTTCATTTAAAGAATTAAAAGGTGCTGGTGTACCTAAATATAAACCAACATCTAGTAAAAAAGTTACACCTGTATACAAAGGTGACCAAGTAAAACAAAAATTTATAGGTACTAAAGTTACAGATATTAAATCTGGTAAATCTGTATTTACTCCTAAAGGAAAAGTAACACAAACTGGCGCTAAAGCTGTTGCAAAAACCGTTGCTAAAGGTGCTAGTAGGTTAATACCTGGATTAGGTACAGCTATGATAGTTAAAGATGTATATGATTTTACTAAATGGGCTGCTAAACAACCTAAAAAATCTACAAAACCTTACAAATATGGTAGTAATTACTAATGTTTGAAAGGTATAAGAGGGCAAGAAACCAAGATGGTACGTTCAAGAAGGACGTTTGGTGGACTCCTTGGTCAGACACATGGGAGTATAAGATGAGTGAAGACCTTAAAGATATGTTAGAAAGAACTGGATGGACTTTCATTGAAGCATTCATAGGTGCGCTAACAGTTGCTCCATTAGTTGGTGTAGAAGCTGAAACACTTCAGTTAGCTGCATTAGCTGGTGGTGGTGCTGCATTAGCAGTTATCAAAACATACGCTAAAAAACAAATTACAAAGTAATGCCTGGTTATAAAGGTGTTGGTGGACGCAAATATGTTGGTAAAATTAAAGTTAGTACACCAAATATGTATGGTATGCCTAAGTCAGAAAAACTTAGACGTGCTAAACAAGAATTAGGTTTAGAAAAAGCTGCAAAAAAACGTAAATCTGCGTATAGAACTGCAGCTAAAAGTGCATTTCAATCAGGTGCTACAGCTTATGGTTACAAGATGAGTGCTAAAGCTAAAGCTCAAGGTAAAAAAGCTACACAACATGGTTATAGACGTTCTAAATATACTGGAGATATTTAAGTAACACCAGACCATCTGTTAAGATAACCCTGTAACAGTTCTCTGTACGCTACTTTAGTTCCCATACGTTGTCTACCATCGTATATATCGTGATGCCATTTACATAGTACTGCTGTATTATCTAAATTATACTTACGATTTTTATTACCACCCATACCTATATCTTTTATGTGTGCTAGTTCTAACCATTTATTGTCTTCACAATTTGCCCACTCACAGACGTTTCTAGCCCTTTTAAACGCCTCTTCTCTAATTTGTGCTATATCCTCCATTAACCGTATATAGTAAAGTATCTGCCTGACGGTAAATCCCAAGCATCTATTATGTCTCTCCACCTACAATTACCTTTAGATAGCTCAATACCGCCTTCATAGACTGCATTAGATACAAGCATAAACAATTGTCTACTACATTTACCTTTGACTTTACCTACAGTTGCAGGTAAATCTATAAGTTTTTGTAAGTATCTTATAGTATTATGTGTTACTTTTCCTGCATCAGACTGTCTTGCTTCCATCATGTTTCTTGGTGAAGGTTCATTCATACCAACAGTTACACGCTTAGGTGCAAACTGTACAATACTGTTAAGTTCATGTGTAGTATCTATGTTTAATGTAAGTGTTTCTCTATCAATAAAGTAACTAATCCATACTTCATTATTGTTTTTATTAAGCCCTAGAAATCTACGTCCACCAAATACAGTCTTTTTGTCTGCATTTTCAGTAAACTGTTGCATTTTTTCATTCCATCTTTGTTTAGATGATATTGATGTCTGAGCATTTATTTGTTCAGAACTAGCAAATTGTGTGTTTATAGACATATATGTCCTCCTTCTTCTAAATTTTTAAAGCATTCTTCACAAAAGTATTCCATTCCTGGTACTGGATGTGACATTATTCCTCCTCGTTTATATCTATAGTTGCAGTATGCATAGGTATAATTGCTTTTATTTCTTGTGTGCCATCAGGATTTGTACTGATAATAGGTTTAAATCCAAACCTACGTTCTAACTCATGTATCAATACAATACCATCTGCATCACTTACTGATAAATCACTCATTCTTCTTCACCTCCTAAGTCCATTAAGTGTGCGTTATAATCTTTTACAAACTTTTCCATAAGCCATCTTAATGTACCCATGTCTGGTGGTATGTTCATAGTTGTACTACCACAAGCATCAACAAATTGTTTACCCCAAGCACGCATATACTCAGGATGTGTAAATATATTTGTATTTATAATGCTATATTTTTTCTTTTTATTCTTCATTCCACTCCTCTACAAGATTCATAACTTCATCTTCGCAATCATTACAAAATGTAACAAGTGTATGGCTAGTCATAAATGGTCTATTACATAACTCGCAACAAAGATTAAGCATTTTATTTATTTGTTTTCTAAATACTTTTGGATTATACCAATTCATTTGTACCACAATAATTCATTAGTTTGTCCCTTCCAACAGTGCTTACTACTGTTCCAATGATGCCAACCATCGTTGTACACTAACCATGCAGCAACTCTGGTTGATACTTTTGCATCAAATCTATTACTAATTATACTTAACTTAGGTTTTAACCAAGCCCAGGTCTTGTCATTAAACTGCCAAAGACCTCTGTCTTCTGTCCCATTAACATTACGACCTATTGCATTACTATTTCCACTGCTTTCACAGTATATTATCTTCATAGCTAGCATCTTATCCCCTTCATCGAATGACGCACTTACTATAGGATACCACTCAGCTACGTTTTCTATCATGTACTTATCATCACGACACTCTTTGTATTCCATGAGAAAGTCTGGTGTAAGTAGCATAGGAAACATACATCCTACAATAAGTTCTAACATTAGACTGTTGCTTTATTAGGTACTTTTGTACAATGGTACTTAACTAATCCCTTTTTAACACTATCAGGAAGCGTATGTATAACATATCCTTCCTTTCTTAAGTTATGTATTATTCCACCAAATCTGTGACAATGTAAGTCATAAACAAACTCACCGTTACTTATTGGTATGTCACCCATGTATTTCTCTAGTACATACGCTACAAGTTGTGACTTACTTTTTATATATGCAGGTATGTATTCTCCTCTAAATGATTCAGGTATCATTCTAACCTCCTTATCTCCAGCTACCAGGATGAAGCACTTGTTTCTTACTTATACCTTGGTATCTAGCTTTTTTCTTTGATTTAGCAGCTCTACGCTGTAGTCTGTTCGCCATCTAAGTTCCATTCTTGTGGTATATCACTGTTATCTAACCACCATGACTTACGCCATTTGCCTGTATGACCACCACATACAACAGGGTCGTTAGTGCTACACACAAAGTCAGGTGACTTTTCTGACTTTTTATTGTTACGATTGTCATATACCATTGCTTTACAGAATGGACATGCTAAATCGTCACGATATTTGTTCTGTTGTTCCATTTTTTCTACTATGCCTCCTAACATATCACCAGCTTGTTGTACACCATCAGACTTATCTTCTGTTTGTATACCAGCTGCTTCTAGTTTTTCTTGTATAGACATACTATCAAAGTCTGCCTGTGTATATTCTACTGGCATCTCTACTAACTTCTCTATCATAGAAAAATACTTATCTAGTTGTACATCAGACCATTGTGTTTTGTCTAATGGAAACTTCATTGTTGTTGCATATTGATTAGCAGTGCCAATAATTTTATGCAAAGTTTCTGTATGCGTTACAGATTCTGTCATATTTTGTATTGTTTGTGTAATAAAGTTAATATCCTGCATTAGAACGGTGGTTCTTCTACAGGTTCTTCTGTATCTACAGTAACACCTTCACTAACAATGCTATCCATAATGGCATTCATGCGTTCAATATCTTCTTTAGTAGGTTTATTTTCTTTCTTACGCATATCTACCTTAGTTACTTCAATTCTATCTTCAGGCTCAGCAGATGTAGCTTCTTCTTCTGACTGTTTACTACCTGACCATAGTTCTACACCAAGACCAAATCGCATACAAGCACGTTTAAAAGCATCTGACTCTGCATCTTTTAGATTGCTGCCGTCATTAAACTTAGGACTTGATAGTTTAAACGTATCAACGTCACCAAATCCATCGTAACTACCCATACCATCGATACTAATAGTACCTTTAGCACCTACAATACGCTTTTCTCCATTGTATGTACCATACACAGGTTCACATACCCATGAATATTTAACACCACTATCACGTAATCTTTCTACGTAATTAGCATGTGGTACATAATCACCAAACTTTCCAGCAGGTGCTTTACGAACTAACTCCTGTGGAAAAGGAGATAGCAAATCAACGTTATTAGTCATAACATTCCTTTCTTTTTTTTATCTATTGTACGTTCCGTTAAGACGTACAATAGATAAATTAATTATCTATTATATCTGTTAGTCTAGTAACACCACGTTTTATGGGTATAAATTTAATTTCACCCTCAACATCTATAACAAAATAAGGTTGTGAACCTAATCCATTATATTCTATGGCGACTCTACTAACAGAATCTTTTGTTGTATTTAACATACTATATATAGTATACCTACACTTTATCCAGTTTTACAAGGTATTCAGCAGTAACTCCATGGTTAGGTTTAGCAAATAATAGCCATTGACAAGGTCTACCCATGCTTGCTAACTGTTCCATAGCATAACTATTATAGCTTTCTGTGCTGCCATTTACCCATAATCGTACGTCA